TGTAACAAATCAATCTTATGTGTCACTCTTCCAAATGAAACAACCATCCGTTGATCAATTTCCAACACAATTGGTCCTGACATATCAGATGGCAACTGATCAAACTCCATCGCAATGGATCTAGGCTCCCCCTCACATACACACTTCAATTTACATTCAACAATCCCAACCATAGCGATGTCCATCCCTCGGAAGAACATTTCAGTTGGGTTGTCAAAATGAATGAATCCTTCTCTCACATAGGACTTCATCACATTAATAGCTACACCTAACTTAGTACCATCAACACTAACTTTAAACATTAACTCACCTCAATTACTGTATCCCCATTCTTCAACTTATGACCCACTAAGGGCTTAAAGTGAAATATCTCCTGCTTAAGCTGACCTTCGGGGGTCCTAACACTTACAATCCACTTAGTCTGTTCCTTCCTGTGGGTTCTCATAAAATCTACTCCCAGTTGCTCCAGATTGTTTATTATATTTTGCAGTCTTCTTTCTGTTATAGGGTGTCTCTGCAGGGTTAGTCTGATAGAATACCAACTGTGCGATGGGCATTCCCGCTGTCAGTTTGATTGGACGTATATTCTCATTAGTCATCTCTAAGGTGATAGTCCCCTCAAACCCACAGTCAATCCACCCACCAGTCTGGTGTACCGTCAACCCAAGTCTGGCCAGGGAACTCTTCCCTTCGATGGTCGCACAGATGTCATCTGGTAACTCAATATACTCCATGGTCTCAGCTAATAGGAAGGCTCCCTTCATCAACGTTATAGTATCTACAGTACACTGCTGTAACCCCAACCTAGTGGATTCCTCAGAGTATGGGTCCAATTCCACTGTGGCATACCGGATATCATATGTTGCAAAGTGATTATTCAACCTAACATCAATAGAGTTAGATTGTATCCCACCCTTCATTAAGGGTAGTACCTTTAACCTCCCATTATTAATGAGAGATCTTAGTTGATAATCCACCAGGACTGACATCCTCAACCTTCTCCATGGTTATGTTTAATGCATCAACATCCTTGGCTAGTACCCACTTTCTGGGGTCATTCCAGACTTCTGGGTTAAATGGAAACTGTTCCTTCTGGACCTGTTTGTCAATGATGTAGAGGTTTACAAACCAGAACATCCAACCTATCCGGACCCGCCACTCAGGAAATGAAACATACAACCACACTATCTTATCTAATGCAGCACCGAAGCTTTCCTTTAACTCCCCCTCAGTCTCATGTTTCCAATAATAGGTACGCAGCATCAGCATAACATGGTTATTTGTATTCTGCCATATCGGATTATCCTCCTTCCATACATCCTCAGAGACCTCCACTGAGTTCATCATTTGGCCGATGGCCATCATTCTCTCTTTTAAGATTGGATCTTGAACATTCATTCTACACCTTTACAGAAGTTACACTTCTCTTCAGTTAACTTACAACTTGCACATATGTATTCAATACATGGGAATCCCAGTCCCTTCTTGTCTACTGATGTCATATACAAGCAGTACCCACACCCACACTTAGATATACAAAAATCTGCCGATTCTTCTGGTGTCATCTAACCCACTCCAAGATCTCATCAATAATAAGGCCATACTCTATACCACCAATAATAATGAATAGAATATCTCCTTCATATCCCGTTCCCATAAGTCCTGAGACTGTAGCACCATGGGTAGTAATCTGTTCTGATAACCACTGTGGATCAATATGTTTCATGACTTCCCTCCGTGAATCATGTTCCACATCTGGCCTCTCCCAACGGGAAACCAGTTCTCAGGATAAAATGCTTTAAGCTTAACATTAAGGCTCACTTCATCTCTATCATACTCAGCTCTATGTTCCCAGAAGGTCTGCACCAACCAGTTAACACATCTCTCAATCCCTTCATCCTCAGTGTACTTCCAAATTAAGTACTCCCAACCAGATCTCAAGTGGGGTATCCTATCCTCCCTATGCTCGTAGGTAAAGTACAAGTCCATCTCTTCATGTAGGATTGCAATCCTCCCAGCCTTGTCAGTAGCTATCCACCTAGGTTGAATCTCAATCAGTCTCCAGATTAGGAACCCAAACCTCTCGTAGTACATGTCATCAGTCTTGTGCAATATGTAAAGCATATCCGCCAATTTCTGGATGGCCATCTTGTTAATCCAACCGACACCTCGTAACAACTTAGGGATCTCCCTAATAAATTCATCCCTAACTTTCCCCACCAGTATCATACTGGGTGTCAAAGCTTCCCCATCAGTGGATACCCAATGTTTCTTAATTACCAACTTCCTGAGTACATTGATTGATTCTTTATTCCTCAACATTATGGTCAACAGTTGCTTATCCTTGTTATGTAGATCAGCCCCATCCCCATCTTTATACCAAAATGATGTAACCTTCATTTAAAACCACTTCTCCAACCCAGTCTGTCCTAACACTTCTTTCTCCCAACTTAGTCCTATACTTTCCAGTAAACTTCTCATCTTGTGTTCAACAACTGTCACTCCCATTTTTTGCCAATCAATAGTGCAAACACGTAATATATCAACGTCGCTAGTATCATCATCGATACAAATAACATCTGGAGTCCCAATGCAATATAATAGCTTAGGTTTCTTGTCTGATCTGAATCTGAGTCCGAGTAACTTTCTTCCATTCTCTTTCCCCCTAATCCATGGTGAAGCTCCTTTCTGCATATGGGAGGTCCCTTTAGCAATCCCCTTTGGGATAGCAATTAACTGAAGTGAGCATCCTCCATGTACAACTCCCTGCCAGGCCGCTCTAACTAAGTATGCAGCTTTCTTAGGGTCATTCTTAATCAACACCTCATTAAAGAACATCTTCATCAATTGTCTACTAAGCTCTGCAGTATCAGATCTCTTAACTTCCAACCCTGTATAATCAATCTCTGGTGCTACCTTAGTGAGATCCTTTCCATCTTTCCACACTAAGACCCCAGCATACCTCTTCTTAGCAGCTTCCTGGGAGTTGATCTTCTTCTTAAACATCAAGGTTTTAAAGATCTTCTCTAACTTAATGATAGGAGCATACTGATCTTTTACACCCAAGGATCTAGCCCACTGTAACAACACCTCATTAAGTTCGGCTTCCAACTTAAGCCCTTCTTCTACAGTCCGAATAGGTTTAATGTCCGTTGAATCAGTGTCCCCATATACAACTGTATATCCCCTTTGTTTAAGATCTGCATGTATCATATTAGCAATTTCCCTACCTTTCTTGGTAATGAAGGCTGCCAACTCAGGTTTATGTAATCGAGCACCTGTAAATGCTAAGTACCCATAGAAAGCGTTGATTACATACTTTAAAGATTGTTCGGATGTTAACATAGACTTAGAAGCCTTCCCTTCCATCTTTAACCTTCTCATCACATCCCTAGCTTCCATCAATTCCACAATTACTTTAGGTACCATATGATCAATATCTGGACTGAGATCAAATGCAAGTATGATTGAAGGGTATAATGCCTTAAGATCCACTACACCTACCCATTCGTGGATACCAAACTCAGGTTGAAGAACTAATGCACCCTCATAGTCAACCTTTTCCGCATCATGTTTCTTAGTGGGGAGTGGTTTAATCCCCTTATGCATCAAGAACAATTCAATGATCTTACTTCTATGTAAACAATCAGTAAGCTTAATACCAGTCATCCTCCTTAAGGCTTCATAGAATTCAACAAGCCCAGTCTCCTCATCAATCTTCTGCAAAGCCAGGACATCATTACGTCCGTAATCAACCAACGTTTCCCAGTCCTTATTGTCCACCAAGCTTCTGATCTTATCACCATAATCAGTATACGTCCAGCCAGTCTCATGTTGAACCACCTTTTTTAAGTCATAAGTTGGCAATTGTCCTTTGGGCTTCGACCAATCCTTATAGAAGGTATACATATCGAACAATTCCCTTCCCGTCCACCTCTCTGTGTCTGGTAACTTTTGTGGCCACCTGGAAAGCTTACTAACATTTACATGTAACCTAAAGGCCCTCTTCATCAAGTATGGTATGTCGAACTTTGAACTATACCACCCGGCAACTACATCAGGATCTGTGTCCCATACATAGTTCACAAAGTTCGTAATTAACAATTCCTCAGTCCCACAGTTGACTTGGTCCTCACTAACTTGAGTTCCATTTAAGGTGAATACCTTAGTCTCTTTAGTATAACTATCCATTACCTGTATCTGACAGATTGGCCACACAGGGTCATCAGGAGATGGCATCTCATCATTAGGACTATTAACCTCAATATCAAAGTAACACACCCTAGGTTTCAACATCGGGAGGTCTATTGGTTGTCCAAGTTCATTGAATCCATAATAGATTTTGTGATCAATCACATACCTATAATCATATAAAATATCAGCTTCATCAGTAAATGGGAAGTAATCCCTCACTTTAGGGACATCTGAAGGCAACTGTGTAAACACCTTACTCACAGACCTCCCGAAGGCATCATAGTATCCAGGTTCTACTGATGTTATAAAAGGACTGTTTGGAATGAGACCTGGTGCATAGAAGTATGGGACTTGGTTTCCAAAACCCATAGCTTTCACTACATTTGGGTTATCAAAGTCTCTCCCAAATAACACCACAGTAGGTTTCCCATTCCGTAATGTCCAAAGTGACCCTTCCCAAACATACCGACTCATTATACCCTCACCACAAACCCAGGATCCACATCTACCACATGTAACCTTCTTTCATGCTTGGCTGGTATGTGGGTCGGTCTCATAATGATACTCCCATCCTCCTTAATGTAGTGAAAGGAGTCCTCAGTAACCGGGTTAGCAATAATGACTCTACAATTTTCACATCCATAGTGAGTCTGTAGTACATAGATGTCCTCGTACTTCTCATACCAGACCCCTAGGTAGATTATCTTATCGCTTCTGCACACGTGACAATGCATAATGTTTCCTCTCAATCCGCTCAGTAATGACCTTATCCATATACTTAATGACCCGTTTGGACTCCCTGGGCGTTCTTATTACTCCTTCCATATTAAAGTAAGAACATAGTAACTTGGGTGATTGACCAAACTCCCTACAAATGTTAGGACGCTCTTCATATACAGTGCACTTCCAAGTAAGCCTATCCAAGAATACACACTGTCCATCCGGTGTGGTAACCTTAACTCCAATTGGAGGAGACACTACCACTTGGATGCCATCCTTAACTTGAAAGGATAACTTATGCTTCTCTATAAAGTCAGGTGGGAAGGATATGATCCCACAACACATAGCCTGACACTCAATCGGACACTCTGGCCAGGTCATACCTTCATCTCATCAATCTTATGGTCCCCACACCAGTCATCTACATACACAACTGGGTATCCATTCATAGTAGGTGCATGTCTTCTACATCTACCAACTTCTCGTGTACCTTCTTTAGAAGTCTTCCTCACATAGAACATACAGGTCCGACATCGCATCCCTTCAGATCTATGTTTCCAAGGGTCGTTCATAATCTGTTTTAGATTATCAATGGAGTCCTGTCCGTATACAGGTTTAGGTTCTGTAAACGCTTTCCGAATATCATCGAGTTCAATTCTTCGATACGTCCCGTTAATATCATTAAAGCATATAAACTTTACACCTTTATGGTGTAATGGTTCTGATCCTGTACTTCTATATCCCACCGACATTCCTGATGGGTCATAACATCCTTTAGGTTCACTACTCATGGTAAGTCACTCTCCCTAAACACTGGTGGGTCTAAACAAAATTTGGTTAGCATCTGGATGTT